TATTATAAATGTTGCTGTTGATATGGATAACCAAGCAATATATTTTGGTAAAAATGGAACTTATCAAAATTCAGGTAACCCAGCTTCAGGTTCTTCAAAAACTGGTGCAATATATACAAATTTACCAACTTCTGGTTTTGTATTTCCTTGTTTTAGAAGCACAACAAAGTCTGGTACAGATGGAGTCATTGAAGTAAACTTTGGCAACCCACCATTTACAATTTCATCAAGCAACACAGATAGTGAAGGTTTTGGTAATTTTGAATATGCTGTACCTTCAGGTTATTTTGCGTTATGTACTAAAAACTTATCGGAGTATGGAGGATAGATGGCTTATACAACTATAGATGATCCGACTATATATTTTAACACCTTAATATGGACAGGTAATGATGCTGATTCTAGAGATATAACTGGCGTGGGATTCCAACCTGACTGGGTCTGGGGTAAGCGTCGTGATGATGGAGCAGGTCATAATCTTTTAGATAGTGTTAGAACAGCTGGATCAGATAAAGAAATACAATCAAATGGCACTGGTGCTGAAGGTGAGGGTGGTCAAAGTCGTTTTGGTTTTTTAAGTGCATTTTTATCAGATGGTTTTAGAGTTGAAGATGGATCAGAAGCATCAGGTGATAAAGCTTACTGGAATCAAAATAATGCAACGTATGTAGCATGGAATTGGAAAGCTGGAACAACTGCATCAGGTTCAACAAGTGGATCAGGAACAGCCAAAACTTATAATTCTAGCACAAGCACCACTTCTGGATTCTCCATTGTAAAATATGTTGGAAACGCAACTGCAAATCACCAGTTTCCACATGGTTTAGGTGTAAAGCCAGATATGGTTTTTATTAAAAATTTAACTGATAACACAACTAACTGGCAAGGATACAATAGCGATTTAACAGCAACAAAAAGTTTTAAACTAAATTCTACAGATTCACCCGCAACGACAAATAGTGTAACCAATGACGTAGAACCAACGACTACTGTTTTTAATCTAGGTAGTGCTGGTGATGCTAATGGCAATGACCAAAATCATATAGCTTACTTGTTTGCCGAGAAACAAGGATTTAGTAAGGTCGGCCAGTACACTGGTAACGGAAATGCTGATGGTGCATTTTTATATCTCGGTTTTAAGCCTGCATTTATCATAATCAAGGACATCACATCAACTGATCCATGGCACATAATAGATAATAAACGTAGTCCAATAAATTTAATGAATGCAAGATTGTTTCCAAATAATAGTAACGCTGAAAATACATCTGCTGATATTTGTGATTTTTTATCTAATGGCATAAAGTTCAGGGGTACAAATGATGGATTTAATGGTTCAAGAACATATATGTACATGGCATTTGCCGAGTCACCTTTTGTAAATTCTAATAATAAAGTACCGAACAACGCGAGATGAAACTTTCTGCTTCATTTACATTATCTGAGCTTACAAAGTCACAAACAGCTATTCGTCATGGGATACCTAACGAGCCTAATCCTGACCAAATAGATAATTTAAAACAACTATGCATAAATATTTTACAACCTATCCGTTCTGAGTTTAATTTACCTGTTTTCATTTCTTCAGGATTTCGTAGTCCAGAGCTGTGCCTCAGATTGGGAAGTTCAATTAATAGCCAACATACAGCTACTAATGGAGCTGCGGCTGCTGACTTTGAGATTTTTTCTATACCAAATCAAGAACTAGGTCTTTGGATCAAGAATAACTTAGAATATGACCAAATGATCCTTGAGTTCCACAATAAAAAAGAACCTAACTCGGGGTGGATACATTGCTCGTTTTCTGTTAAAGATAATAGAAATCAATCCTTGATCGCTTATCGTGATGAAAATGGTAAGGTTCAATACAAACCTTGGTAATACTATGGCTCTAAGTGCAAAACAAAAAAAACTACCGATGGCTTTACAAAAAGCTATATTAAAAAAACAAAAACAAACTAAAAAAAAGAAAGGAAAAAAATAATGCCTTATCATACTGGATCTCATTCTAAAAAAATGAAGAAAAAAAAGAAAAAGAAAAAAAAGAAGTAAATGGTCAAAGTAGCTTCAATTAAAAATATAATTAAAGATTTAAAGCCCGGACAACAAAAGACTATGCGATCTCATGCGAGACATCATACTCTTAAACACATGAGGTCTATGGCTAGTGCTTTAAAAAAAGGAAGCTCATTTAAAAATGCTCATATCAAAGCAATGAGGAGTGTTGGAAAATGAGACGAAGAAAAGTTCCTAAAGATAAAAAAACTAAAATTCCAAAAAAATATTTATTTGGACTCAGCGGATCAAAAAGAACTAAACGAGCTAAACTAATTAAAAAAGTTTCTGCTATTTATAAGTCAGGTGGATTTATACCAAGAGATCTTTTAAGAAGGAGAACAAAAGCATAATGGCTACAAAATTTAGACGACCACTATCTCCAGCAACAAGGGCAACCTTAAAAAGAAAAGCTAAAGCAAAAAAAGGTGTATCATATTCAACATTAGTGAAAGTTTACAGACGAGGCCAAGGAGCATTTCTTGGAGCTGGTAGTCGAAGAGTGCCAATGGCGGCTTGGGCTATGGGAAGGGTAAACTCCTACCTCCGGGGATCTAGAAAGCACGATCTTGATTTAAGAAGAAAAACAAAAAGATAACTATAGAAAAATAAATTTAAAACTGTTAATTGTCATTTATGGCAACACAAAAAGAAAAAAATATAGAGCTTGAAGGCAAGATAAAACTAGTCGATCAAAAACTTGATCTAGTTATTAATAATCATTTAGCTCATATTCAAAAGGACATAGATAGAATTTTAATTGGTGTTGGCACTCTTTGTCTTTTAGTTTTAGGCCAGTTACTTTACATTTTATCTAATTAAATATACAACTATTAATATGTCGTATAAAAGGATTTTAGTTATAAGTGATTTGCATATTCCATATCATCACAAGGACTCATTTAATTTTTTAAGAGCAATAAAAAAAGAATATAAGCCAGATTTTGTTTTAAATATTGGTGATTTGCTTGATTTTCATGCGATTTCTATGCACACCCATGATCCTGATCTTTATAGCCCGGGGCAAGAGCTTTCTATGTCTCGTAAATATGTCAAAGAATTAGAAGGCATATTTCCTGATATGATCGAAGTGGACTCAAATCATTCTAGTTTAGTTTATAGAAGAGCTGTTAAATTTGGTATGTCTAGAGAGTTTTTAAAAGACTATGGAGACTTTTTAGGTACTAAAAAATGGAAGTGGGTTGAGGATATAACACTTAAAATGTCCAATAATCAAAAATGTTATTTTACCCATGGGAAAGTAGCAGATTGTATCAAGCTGAGTCAGTCTATGGGAATGTCAGCGGTTCAGGGCCATTATCATACAAAGTTTAATATTCAATATTGGGCCAACCCAGATAATTTATTTTTTGCTATGAACGTAGGATCGTTAATTAATCAAAAATCACTTGCCTTTGCATACGCAAAAAATTTTAAAACTCGGTTCATTTTAGGATCTGCAATGATAGTTGAGGGTTATCCTAAATTACTACCTATGGTTATAAATAATAAAGGTAATTGGATAGAAAGGTTAGTATGACAAAAGACAAGGATAAGGACAAGGAAAAGATAGTCAAATTAAGGCCAAAGAAGCCCATAGAGACGCATTCTCAGCTAAATAGGCAAGTTGGTGGGGAACATTACCAGAACGCAAAAATACAGCCTATAGAGCTTATTACAAGCCATAATCTAGATTTCATAGATGGCAACATAGTTAAATATGCTTGTAGAGATAAGAAAGGTGAGTCTCAAATAGTAAGGTATCAAAAAATCATTCATTATGCTATGTTAGCTTTGGAGTTAAAATGTGGTTCAAATTAATAAGTAATCCTATTACAAAATTAGTAGCCGGTAAGGTTGCTGATCATTTTAAGCACAAAGCTGAAAAAGTTAAAACAATTAGAGCAGCAGAAATAGAAGCTGCTAAAGATGTAAATATAACAAGAATTAAAAGCCAAGATAAAAGTTGGAAGGATGAAATATTGATGCTTTGGCTCGTAGGGATGCTTTCTACTGGATTTTTTGAAAAAACTAGAGATAACTTTGAGGAGTGGGTTAGAATTATCAATGATTTGCCTGACTCAGTGTGGTATCTTGTAATCATCGTCTTTACAGCTACATTCTCAACAAAAATGACTGATAAAGTTCTTAATCGTAATAAAAAATAATTATATCTTTTTTAATTTATGTTACATTAAATAATGGATGATGAATTTATTATGTGTGAAGCAGATTTCTTTATTGAAAAAGATAATGACGAAATTGGTCATTGCATATCCTTAATATATTTAGATCGTCTGCCTAACTTACCTGAAAAGAAAAAATATTTATTAGAATTTGAGGAGAAGGGTTTTAATGTAGTTGATTATGAAGTTAAATTTAGGCCCATTAGAACTCCGATGGTTGATCATACGGACTATACGAAGCATTAAATTTTACCTCGTATAATCCATATAGTTAACAATAAACAAAGGATTATCATTGCAATCTCTTCGTAGCTTTGAGTTATATCTACTAGTTGAAGATAAAAACCAAAACAAATAGCAACAATAATACTGATAATAATTTCCATTTTTTTATTACAAAACCTTTTACAGCTTTCTTTATATCCTCTGGTGTCATTCCATATATAATCATTAATTACTCCTTTGCATTATAAGTTCACGTTTTAACTCACTTTGCATAAGCGATATTTCTGTGTTCTTATTATTAAAGTCTGTCTTATATTTTATATAGTTTTTATCAGCCTCGTCTAGTTTAACTTTAGCAGCAATATATTGAGAGTCAGTTTTTATAGAATATTCTATATCTTTTTGCGTCACTTTCTCTCCTACTGCTTGGGCCTTATATTTAAAATAAAGATCAGCCTCTATCCTTTTTAGATATGTTTCCAAATCTATTTTTTGACCATACCAATAGCAATACTGATCTGAGATTTTTTTCAGACTAGCTACCATAGTTTTAGCATCAATTTGAAGATAATCTTCTTGTCTAGAAGGGAACTTCATCGTCTAAATCCGGGTCAGGTTGGTAATTCTGAACTGGTGGTATTGGTTTTTGATATTGAGGTGTTGGAGATTGATTATGCCCAACATAAAAGGTTATCTCAATTCCCTCCTTTACATTATGTAAATCTTTGTCATCGTGGAATTGTTTGACTCCAACTTTTAACTTTCTATTTGGATCTTTAAGCAAGTCTTGTATCTCGCTAGATTTTAGCCATTTACCGAACTTGTCTAAAAAGAAAGTTTTAGCATCGGATATTTTATACTGATAACCTTTGCCATTGTAGTATTTGTTTGTATATGCTTTTAATGTGATTCCTTTAAAATCACCCCACTGTTTATTGTTTGCCATTTGGCCTCCTTTTTGCACGTTGTTTAATATATTCTTTAGTAAGGGAATTAAACTTCTCTTCTACTTTTGATATGTAGTGACAAGCTTTAAGTGCCTTGATATACATTGGCCTATAATTAAACCATCGCATTTCTACATCTACACTTGGTTCTTTTGGAATTTTTAAAATACCAAGCTTAGATATTTTTATGTCTAAAGAATCTTCTACTAGCTTTTTATATCCATGAATTTGAATTATGTAATTTACATAGAAGTCTTTACTAGTTTTTATATCTAATAAAGCATATTCTTGTTTACCTTCTTCATTTTTCCATGAATCTTTTGTAACAATTAGATCGCAAGTTCCAGCTATATCAAGTTCTTCTGAATAAACTGTTTTTTCAGAATGAATAACTTTGAAGCCTGATCGATCCCAATAATTTTTAAACTTTTGAAACATAAGACTTAAAGGTTCTGTAGCTGGTTCGTTAACTTGTTTTCCAAGAGCATAATCTTCAGCAATATTATGCAGCATAGTTCCTATTGTAGCTGCCTCTGACTCTATTTCTTTGACTCTTGCTCTAACGCTATCTTCTGTTTGCTGTATCAAATCTATTGGTTGACCAGATTTTTTTAAGGTTTGTTTTAAAGCTTGGAAAACGACATCTTGTTTCCACCATAAAAGTCCACCTCCAGAAAATCTCTTATCTATTGTTGTGGTCATACCTTTTTTAGGTTCACCATTTACTTTATATCGATTGAACCTACCTTTAGGATCAAACTCTATAAGATTATTATGTTTATCAGTTTGCTTTATTATCATTTTTACCACCTTTATTTTTAAATCCTTTTAATATCCATTTAAAAGAAATATCCAATTTCTGACATAGTAGGATGAGTTGACTTGCATTTAAAGAGTTTTCTGCCTTTATAAATTTGGCAACTTGCTGATATTTACAACCAATATGGTGTGCAATATCTTTTAATGTTTGCCCATTTACAGTTCTTGCAAAGTGAAGCCTATTAGCAAGTATTTGATCGATAAGATTAAGTTTAGCTTCAGGTGAGTCGCATATACTAAATTTATTTAAAAGTATCTCGTAGTTTTCAGACATCACTTTAAGCTTATGCTTTTTATTTTTTATATTATATTTTCTGGACATAAGACTCCTTTTCTAATTTATCCAATTTATTAAATTCTGTTGTCCAACATTCTTTACAAAGCCAATGCTCTTTATAAAAAGAACTAAAATTGACATATCCAACAAAATTTATTTTTTTTAAACATTTTGAGCAGTTTGGAAAAAGTTTAATTAATCGTGGCATGGCCTCTGCCTTTTAAACAATTCCTATTATAAGTCATTGATTTAGGCTCACCAGCTTTGATTATTCCTAAAGATCCAAGTTCAAAATATTTTTTAAAACCAAATGAAACCCAATCATAAGCAAGATTAACATTGTCTTTAACTAATTTTTTGCAATGTTGTTTATCATCTGTGATTTCAGTTGCTTTTGCATTTGGAAATGTCCCAGAACGACCCTTGGAGTCTACTAATATAGTTGGAACACACCCTTGTAATAGAGTCAATACGATCCCTATAACTCCTATCCTTTTTTTCATTTTATACCCTTCTGTTTATTTTTTCATTGCTTCAAAACCAATTTTAAAAGCCAAATCCTTTTTTTTAGCTTTCAGTTTTTCCAATCTTTTTTTCAAGACACTCTCTTGATTGATTATCTTGTAGTATTGATTGTTTTGGTTTCGAGCTTTTACTGTTGTTAGTGCCATTGCTCTCCTTCAGTTTTATTACAGATTTAACTGTAGTATTTGGACTAAATATATGACCAAATTCTTTTTCTAAATTACCAAGAATATCGCAATCTTGGTTTTTACCTTTATAAAATATCATATGCTACACCTTTAATTTTATAAGTTGTTATATCTTCTGGAAACCCTGTTTGTTTATATTTTCTAATAGCTCTTTCTCTTAAAGCTATTTCACATTCCAGTTCCGCAATATATGAGTTGTTATCCTCTCCCCATACTCTTGCGATACCATTTTTATCGTATGCTATATATTTCATTTTTTTACTCCTTTTATTTTTGTTTATAAATACAACCTATATCAACCATTTATAAATTCAAGCTTTAAGTTGAATAAATTATAGCAAAAAACCTAGTAAAATAGCCAATTTAAATATATTTTT